TGATCTATCAATAGAGTATTTTACCGAGGTGGAAGAGTATGAAAAGTGTCTGTTTATAAAAAAGTTTAAAGATTTTATAGAGTTTTCTCAAAAGAAGTTGCCTTTGTGATTTTCTGTTCTTATCATCTATACATGGGGGTTGGGAATAAAAGGGGTAAGAGGGGTGATATAAGGGGTATGATTATAATGATTAATAATAAAAGGGATATAATAATATGAGATATAGAGATCAAGTAATTAACAAAGTAGAGGTATTAGAGAGTACTTTGAAAGTATTAAGACAGGTTGTACAAAGACAGGAACCAATTAAATCTTATTTAGATACTATTGATAGAGCAGAACAACAGCTCGAACAGATCAAACAGTATGTTGAAATGGAGCCTAGAACTTCTAATGAAGTAGGTGGCTTTTCCGGCAATAGGTAATTATCTTTATAATATGAATTTGACAGCAGAACAAGTCCAATCCAATTGGGAAGAGTTTTTAGGGTATATTGATAAGTATATTTCTTCCCCAAGAAAAGAAGATCTTCGTAAATTTTACGAGGACCGGGTGGATAGATTTATCCTCATGCCGGCAGCTCATACTACTAAATACCATAACTGTTTTCCCGGAGGTTATATTGAGCATGTTAACCGTGTTATTAAAGCCTCCTTGCATTTTGCAAAGCTTTGGGAAAAGTTTGGTTGCGATATGACTACCTTCACTATTGAAGAGTTAGTATTTTCTGCAATTAATCACGACTTAGGTAAGGTGGGAGATTCTACTCAAGATTTATACCTACCTGGAAAGGATGAATGGAGAAAGAAGAACTTAGGGGAAATTTATTCTTATAATACTGAGGTTGGTTTTATGACTATTCCAGACCGTTCATTATTCTTACTTCAGGAAGCTGGTATCAGGTATACCCTTAACGAGATGATCGCTATCAGGACTCACGACGGTCTCTATGATGAGGCAAACAAGGCGTATCTTATCTCCAGAATGCCAGAGAGCAAGCCACGTTCTGTAATTGCTTATATTTTACATCAGGCAGACTTTATGTCTTCTGTTGTTGAATTAACGATCAACCCAGTAGAGCAGCCAAAATCAAAACAATTCAGTATCTCAAAAGAGACTACCCAGAAAAATCCAACAACGCATCAACAGCAAGCTAAAAACAAAGCTCTATCAAACATTCAAAGTGATGGGTTGAAAAGTGCGATGTCAAATTTCTTTACTGACTAATGGAAATTATAATAAGCCTCCTCATTTTAGTAGCGGGTGTATTAAGTTACACAACCTACAACTTGCTCAAGAAGAATGAGAAGCAAGAAGACATCTTAGCATCTTACCTCATCTACATGGATCAACTATCTAAGATTATTGAACACAGTAGTGAACGGTTGAAAAAAATAGACAACAAAGGTACATTTGAAAGCGATGATGAGATTGGTTGGTTTTTCGAACAAATTAAGGTTATTCAAGAACGATTAAATAACTTTAAACTAACCAATGGAGGAGAAGAAGAATAAAAATTATTTCACTCACGATACTGAGCTTGCTATAATTAAATACGTTAACACGGATGATTATGCAGAAAGGAATAAACTATATAGGGAAGAGATACATTACGCTCTCTTTAAATTAACTCAAAACTTAATTCATACTTTTAAGTTCTACTATACCGAAGAAACCAACTTAGAAGATCTTCAACACGAAGTAATCACCTTCTTACTAACCAAACTCGACCGCTTTAATCCAGAAAATGGAGCTAAAGCTTATTCTTATTTCGGAACCGTCGCTAAGAGGTATTTGATTGCATCAAACCAGAAGAATTACAAAAAGAGGATGGAACTACTGTCCCTTGATACTTTAAATACAGAACAAGAAGACGGTGAGGTGGTATACGGTGATATAGTAGATCCTACTGCACCTCGTCCAGACATACAAACTTACCACCCCGTAGATGAAATATCAGAGTTTTTAGATATATACGTTAAGTACTGTACAGATAACATCTACGAACTATTCCCTAAAGATGAAGATGCTCAAATTGCAGATGCTATCTTAGAGCTTTTTAGAAAAAGAGAATTTATTACGATCTTCAACAAGAAAGCACTATACATATACATCAGGGAGATAGTAGATATTAAAACACCGAGAATCACAAAAGTAGCTAGTGAATTAGGAGATCTCTATAAAAAGCATTACGCATTCTACTTAGAGAACGGATACGCAAACTTCTAAACCTTACTACTTTCTATTTATAAAAAATAGACTACTCATGAGTTTAGATAAATTAATATTTAAGAACAAGAAATTCGCAGACCTTCTAGAAGAGATTTACGACAATCAGAAGAAGAAAGAGAAGCAGATTTCAACTCTTATTTCTGAATTACGTCCTCTAATTGAAGATACCGGCGATGCTACTTTGATCGTTCCTTTGATTAAGGAATATTTAGAGATCGGGGTTAAGAATGATGATCAGCTTGTAAAAGTTGCAACTATCATCCAACGTATCTTCCAGAATCAAGACTCTGCTACAGACTCATTCGGAATCTCTGATGAGGAGAGAGAACAGTTAATGAAAGAGATTAACAATATCAAAGAAGATAAGTAATGGAGTTTCAAGTTGCAGTAGTTAAGGATGTTGTATTAGATGATACAAGTAAGTACTTTACCAATGTGGGAGAGTATAACGGACTTGGATCAATCTATTTTGAAGTTGTCAAGGGTAATTACAAATCAAAAGGATTTGCTAAACCCTATTTTTCAAACATCTCTAACTTCCCACTACTTGAAGAATTAGTCTATATATTCTCCCTACCTTCACCAGATATTCAAAACAATAACTACAAGAAGGTTTATTATTATATTACTCCGATCAACGTTTGGAATAGTAATCACCACAACGGAATTCCTAACATTTTTAGAAATACAGAAGTTCCCGAGTCACAACAAAGAGATTACACACAGACTGAAGCAGGAGCTGTACGTAGAGTAGAAGATGGTAGTAGCGATATCGTTCTAGGTAAAACTTTCAAAGAGAAATCAAACATTAAACCCTTACGTAAATTTGAAGGTGATTTTGTACTTGAAGGAAGATTAGGTAACTCTATTAGGTTTGGTTCTACGATACTCTTGAACGATAAACCTATAACACCTTGGTCGACTGGAAGTAATAGTGGAGACCCTATTATACTAATTAGAAACGGGCAAGGAGATAGGGGATCTGTTGGCTACTTACCAACTGTCGAAGATATTAATTTAGACCCATCTTCAATTTATTTAACATCAACTCAGAATATACCCTTAGTAGCATCAAGCACCACCTACTTTAGTTACAAGACAGATCCCCCAACTAACCCAAATCAATACACAGGAAAACAAATACTTGTAAATTCAGGTAGGTTAGTGTTCAACACAACAGAAGATCACCTACTACTAAGCTCTGTAAAAAGTATTAGTCTAAGCTCTTTATTAAGTGTAAATCTAGACGCATCAGAAGTTATAATGCAAACTGGAAAAATATACCTAGGATCTAAAAACGCAAACGAACAGTTAGTTTTAGGTAATACTGCTGTAGCTCAACTAGAAGAAATAGTAGACATACTTAAAACATTGCTTAATGCCTGTAAACTCGCTGCAAACAGTGGAGGACCTGTAGCATCATTAAAAGGTGTTGCTGATACTTTAACGACAAGATTAAATTCAATAAATTTAAAAGCAATGCTCTCTAACTCTAACTATACTGTATAATGACACCACAAGAACTAGAAAACCAAAGAGAGCAGGAGAGACAGGATAGGAAAAAGTTACAGAGGAGACTCGCTCTGCAAAAAGTAGCGACAACGGCAATCATAACAGCAGCAACACAGACTACCGCCCTTGATAGACTTAATGAAAGTATAAACTCAAAAGTAGCTATTGTACGAGATAAAGCAATCACCCAATTAACAAACCTAGCAGCAGATTTAGGAATCGAAGGATTAGAAACAGGAAACCCTCAGTTACCCGACCTATGCCCCTCCCAACCTATTTTAGAAAAAGCAACAACTATCCGTAACGCTCTACTTACCGATCTAGAGAATACAGCCAAGTATGTTAATATAATAAATCAATCCTTACTAGTAGTTAACAGTCTATTAAAAGGAAGTATCAACGCAGTAACCGCTATCAACCTTATAAAAACCGCATCTGCAATAGGCGTTAAAGCAGCTCCAACTGTCCCTGGATTTGTAACCTCCCTTCTTGCAGACCTAGACGATATAAGAACATTATTGACTTTCGATAAAGAAGGTAACCCTAAATTAGTTAGGTTAAAACAAGTTGTAGAGAACGGAACTACTTACGTATCGACTGCTGCAAATGTAATAAACATACTATTAGGACTATTATTAGTAATTGATAGGGTTCTCGAAAAATGTGGCAAAAGACCAAACCCAGTTGGGGATGATATTAAGAACCTAGCATCAGTAGTAGTTACAGCAGAGAATAGTAATACTGATACTATCTACAAAGGATTCACCTTTGAGATCGTAGACAAATACTTTAGCCCAACTCTAAACCAAAAGATAGGGCAAGCTAAAAATAAACAAGGAATCGTTTTACTTCAGACCGAACCTTCATTCACCCAAAACCCCCAAGTACTAATTGAGGAGTTGAAACTGATTATTGATAGAGACAATCTAAAAGCCGATTAAGAAATATTTATAAAAGATGGATACCAAATTATTTAAAAAACTTATTAAAGAAGCCGTAAAGGAAGCTATCCAGGAAGAAATCAAAGACATCCTGTTAGAAGCAGTACGTGCTCCTAAGACAGTTATTCAAGAAAGTTATGCCCCACCAGTTCAAACATTAACAAGCACACCAACCGTACCTACTGTTAATGCAAGAGGTAAATACAGAGAGCTACTAGGTGAAATGATGGAATCGAGAAATGGAAATATTTCAATGACCTCAAACGATGCTGTAAGCTTCGGTCAACAACCTGGATATAGACCACCTGTAAGTGCAAACACAACTGGAGAAGGATCTTCATTACCTCCCGGAGAGGTTAACTTAGACCAAATTATGGGTCTTATGAGTAAGAAATAATGGCATACGGCGCTAGAAGAATATACCCTATTGATTTAGCTACTAGTAAAGCAGTAGGTGTGTCGCTGCCGTTTAACGGTAACGCCGTCTTCAAGCCCACCTATACTACTAAAGAAGCAATAAAGACAAACCTCATTAATTTCCTATTAACAGGTCAAGGTGAGAGAGTTTTTAACCCTGGCTTCGGAGCAGGTTTACGGAAATTCGTATTTCAACAAATTAGTACCCAAGGAGTATCAGAAATTGAAAATTATATTTTATCTGTTATAGAAAAATACTTTCCAAACATTCAAGGTGTAGTACAAATACAGTCGACACCAGACCGGAATACAATTCTAATAACAATTACATATAGTATAGTAAATACTGGTATAAACGATACTGCACAAATAAATCTAAGCAATGGCTGAAAATAAAGATATAAAATATTTTAATAGGGATTTTGCAGGGTTGAGGAACCTCCTTGTTGATTTTTCCAAAACCTACTTCCCTAACACCTATAACGACTTCTCTCCATCATCTCCCGGGATGATGTTTATGGAAATGTCTGCGTATGTAGGTGATGTATTATCATTTTACCTAGATAACCAAATACAAGAAACCTACCTACAGTATGCAAAGCAATCTACAAGTCTATATACACTAGCCTACATGTTAGGGTATAGACCTAAAGTAACCAAAGCTGCAACTGTTGATATTGATTTTTACCAACAAGTACCCTCTAAGCTATCCGGAAGTGTATACATTCCAGATTTAGATTACGCACTACTATTTGCTCAAAACACTCAACTTAAATCAGCAACAGGAGATAATTATTTCCTAGTTCAAGATCCAATTGATTTTTCTTCTTCAAGCTCTTTCGACCCTACTGAAACAACAGTTTATCAAATTTCTGCAGGAGCACCACAGTACTACCTTCTTAAGAAATCAAGAAAGGGTATTTCCGGGCAAATTCAAACAACTACATATAATTTTGCAGCACCTGAAGCATTTGCAACAGTTACTCTTCAAAATACAGACATTATTCAAATTCTAGATATAACTGACTCAGACGGCAATGTATGGTACGAGGTACCTTATTTAGGGCAAGAGATGGTTTATGTTCCGATTAGGAATACAAATACTAATGATCCTAACTACTACAGTGACAGTGATGCTCCATACTTAATGCAGTTAGAAAAAATACAAAGAAGATTTACTACTAGATTTACATCAGAAAACACTTTAGAGATTCAATTCGGATCAGGCACTACCAACGATGTAGATGAAGTTATAACACCAAACCCGAACAACGTAGGTTTAGGATTACCTTACGAGCAATCTAAGTTAACAACTGCATTCGACCCCACTAACTTCTTATATACAGATACTTACGGTATTGCCCCTGCAAATACAACTTTGACAGTTAGGTACTTAGTAGGCGGCGGTATTGCTGCAAACGTAGAAGCAAGCACACTGACTAGTTTTGTTAATACAACGAACATTAATTTTATTAACAACAACTTAAATACAACTACCGCAAATTACATCTTTAGTACTCTCGCTGTGAATAACCCTAGAGCTGCTTCCGGCGGAGGTGATGGAGACACTCTAGAAGAGATTAGACAAAATACTCTAGTTGCTTATCAATCACAATTGAGAAACGTAACTCCCAACGACTATCTGATTAGAGCGTTATCAATGCCTTCAAATTACGGATCCGTAGCGAAAGCCTTTGTTCAACCAGTTAAAGCTTCTGAAACTACCCTACCCGGTCAGATCCCAACAACATTAAACCTGTATGTGCTAGGCTACAACGCAAACGGATACCTAACCCAGGTTTCCGATACAGTAAAGCAAAACCTAAGTACTTATCTTTCAGAGTATAGAATAGCAGGAGACACTGTAACTATCAAAGATGGATATGTAATCAATATCGGATGTGATTTTGAAATCGTAGTTAGACCGAACTTTATTAGTAGCGAAGTGTTACTAAGTTGCCTGTCGGAGTTAAAAAGCTTCTTTAAGACTGAGAATTGGCAATTTAACCAGCCAATCATACTAAAAGATCTTTTTATTCTTCTCGATAAAGTCTCCGGAGTGCAGACAGTAAAATCTGTTACAATCTCAAATAAAACAGGGATTAGTCAAGGATATTCTGAGTTTGCATACGATACTACTATCGCCACACAGGGGAATGTTATCTATCCTTCTATTGATCCTATGATCTTCGAAGTTAAATATCCAGACACAGATATTAAAGGTAGAGTAGTTTCTCTATAATTCATATTTATAACAAATGGCTGTTTACAAACTCTTCCCAGAGAAAGACGCTACCCTGTATAGCGAATACCCGGCAATGAATACCGGGATAGATGAAATTATAGAAGCAACCACCGCTGTGGCTGTAGATGGCTCTCCCGCTGTAAGTAGATTTTTAGTACAGTTCAATCAGAGTCAAATTCAAGATGTCCTTCAAAATAGAGTTAGCGGTTCTTTAGCCGTATACTTTAGAACCTCAATGGCGAAGGTGACAGGGTTAGCAGAAGAGGTAACTTTATATAATTACGCAGTATCTGGATCTTGGCAAAACGGAACAGGTAAGTACTTAGACTCACCTCAGACTCAAAATGGAGTTAGTTGGAAATACAAAACAAGCTCTGGTTCAGGAGCCTGGGCACTTTCAAGTTTCGGAGCAACAGGTGCTACCGCATCGTATACCGCCGGGTATGAAGGAGGAGGAAACTGGTATACTAGCTCTACTTATATTCAAACTGCTTCTTTACAGTATAGAAGTGATTTTGACCTATCATTTAACGTAACAAATACAGTTCTAGCTTGGTACAGCGGTTCAATCGTCAATAATGGATTTATCATTAAACAGGCTGACTCTGACGAATTTAACGTAGATAAAACAGCTGAACTAAAATACTTCTCAGTAGATACAAATACAATCTACCCTCCACAGTTAGAATTTAGATGGGCCGACTACACCTTTAATACCGGATCATCAACACAGACATTTGTAACATCTTCCGACGTTGTAGTTACACTACCTAACAACACACAACAGTATCTCCCCCAAGCAATTCAAAGATTTAGAGTAAATGCTAGACCTCAATTTCCACCTAGAATATTTACAACCTCTTCTTTCTATACAACAAACTGCTACCTGCCCACAGCTTCATACTGGGCTTTAAAAGATTTAGATACTGACGAAATCGTTATTGATTTTGATACTGAGTATACAAAGATTAGCGCAGATTCAGACAGCAACTACTTTGATGTATATATGGACGGGTTAGAACCTGAGAGATATTATAAGATCCTTATAAAAACCCTTATTGGGGGAACTACTCAAGTATTGGATAATAGCTACTACTTCAAAGTTGTAAATGGATAATGGTCGAAACAATTAACATAGAGGTCCTAAAGTATAATAAAGCAGAACTAACAAGAACTGTCAATACTCAATTTACACAATTTGGAGTTACTGCCTCTGCCGACCAACCACCAGTAGCAGACACAATCACTATTCCAGAATTCTTCTCAGCTTATCAAAACTTATTCTACACCATCCCTAAATACGGAGAAACCAACTCACACGAGTACCTAGTGAAAACTAGTGGAGATTATATTGGAGGTGAAGCGGTTAACGAAGAGGTACAGGCGTTGCAGCAAGAAATTACACAATTAAGACAAGAGAATTTGGATTTACAACAATCATTACTTAACTTACAAACACCGCAATAATGTCTACTCCTTCAGTACTTCCTATTATTCCATTAAATACTCAAGGCCAGGAATTAACCCCTGTAGATGAAATCAGTGTATCTAGTATTAGCGTAACCAGTAAATACAACGTAGAGACTGATTATATCAAAGCATATCTGTATGACATAAACGACAACCTGATAGGCGGGCTAACAACCAACTACTCTATTACTAGCGGTAAAATATCCGGAAGTACCTCCACACAGATAAATCTAGATCCAGCACAAGATCTTGCCTCAAACAACTACACTCAAGGAACCTATAAGGTTAATTACAACTTCCTTAGTAGTCTAATCTCAGGAGCTCCCTCTTTTAATATTACCGAGACCTCTTCAGATAGAACTGAGTTACGAGTTTCCAATTCAAGCTTAAGCTCTAGCGAGTTACAAGCGGTCGCCACCACACTAACTAACTTTTTAAATAGTACAGAAACTTTCCAAGGTTTTGATTTAGATTTTGGTAACGACATTATACTACTTGTAACTAACGTAGGTTTTGACGGAACAGCAATCCTAATTAAGCTATATCAACCACTCCCAACCAATCTAGGACTAAGATCTTCTTTCTTTTTTGTTGAAAAAAAATCAGAACCCGTTGCATTTATATTAGAGTATCCACAAGAAGAATTAGAAGCTCCTGAGCAGATCTTCCTAAAAGGTCCTAATCTCAACATTCAACTACAACAAGAGAGCAATACCTCGACAGGGTTTCAAACACTAGATTCAATTTACAGTAGTTCGGATATAGACCTTACCAATCAACTAAACAGTATATTAGTAGAGAGAAGAGCAGAGTTAAATACAGACTATTCCGATTTTATAAACTTTATATTTTTCAGTTCAGCAGAACAGCGGTTAATAAACTTCTACGATAAAGCATCTTTAATTGAGAATTACAACAATCAAATTGCAAGCTTAAACACTATTGCAAATACTACAGAAGCATCTTCAAGTAAGGCAATATATCAAACTAAAATTAACGATCTAATCACTAACTTTGACGGTTATGATTATTATTTATATTTCGATTCATCATCTCAAAGCTGGCCAAAATCAAACTCAACCCCACCTTATACCCTGTATTCTACCGGATCAACCGAAGTATTAACCTGGTACTCTGAACTACTAGATAGTGGCTCTCTATACGACGAACGTAATCCAAACTACATCTACAACATCTATCCACAGTACATAACTGAAGATACTGACAACGATCAATTCAAGCTATTTAATGAAATGGTAGCTCAGATGTTTGATCAGATCTGGTTGTACACTCAAGCAATTGAAAATAGACAAGACGGAGATAATAGACTTTCAGAAGGTATTTCAATTGACTTAGCAGCTGATGCTCTTAGATCTTACGGTATAACTTTATACGAAAGTAATTTAAGTAATAACGACCTCTACACTACCTATCTAGGAATTAATCCAGCGGGCGGTACCCTACCTCCAACCGGTAGTGAATTAATAACAAACTACGTTACTGCATCTGCAGAAACAACTCCATTTAACGACGCTCAAAAATTAGTTTATAAAAGATTGTATCACAACTTACCTTACTTATTAAAGAAAAAAGGTACGGTTGCAGGATTACAATTACTTATTGACTGCTTTGGAGTACCTGATACAATCCTAAGAATTAACGAATTTGGAGGAAAAGATAAGAACCCAAGAACATGGGACCAGTGGCAGAATTCTTTTGACTACAGTTTCTATGCAACAGGATCAACTTTTGTATCATCATCTTGGGCATTAAACACACTTTGGAACTCCTTAGATGATGTACCGCAAGCAGTTGAGTTTAGATTTAAGACTGACGGCCTTCCTACAAATACAGCTACTATTACTTCTCAAAGTTTATGGACTACCGACACAGGTGTAGGAACAGGAGTCGGAGTTGCTTTACGTTATAACGGATCTGGATACACTAGCGGATCATATTCAGGGTCTGTAGTTAATCCTTATCAAAAATACGGATACTTAGATTTCTATCCTAATATTGCAGATAGTTCAACTACTTGTAGTGTGTACCTACCATTCTTTGACGGTGGTTGGTGGTCTGTAATGGTAAATAAAGATAACGGAGGAAGTTCAACAACCTTCCAATTAATTGCCAAAAACAACATCTATACCGGTGCCGATAGTAATATACTAGGCTTCCAAGCTTCTGCCTCAGTAGTAGGTAATGACGGTGATTGGAATTCTACTCAGCAATCCTACTTAGCAACTTCATCACTTGCAGGACCTGCATTCACAGGCTCACTACAGGAGTGGAGATATTACGCAACACAATCCTCTCAAGATACTTTTGATGCTTATGTAATGAACCCTGCCTCTATTGAGCAGAGCCAGTACCTAGTATTTAGAGCAACTTTAGGGGGAGAATTATATACCGGATCATCATCAGTACATCCGAAAGTTTCTGGTGTTCAAGCAGCAACATCTTCTTTTGCATCAACAAGTAACTTCTACTATAAAGGTACACCTCTATTTGTTCCTAACAATGAAGTCGTCTTTTACGACCAAGTATTAGGGGGTATTAAAAATATAGTATCCAACAAAGTTAAATTAGGAGAGTCTACTGTTTACGGAAAAGTATTATCAGGACTAGCTTCACTACAGCAAAACTATCCTGCATCTCAAAGCTATACCAGCGATGTTAACTATATGGAGGTTGGTTTCTCACCAGCTAACGAAATTAACGAAGACATAAACTCTCAGTTTGGATACATTAATATCGGAGAGTATATTGGAGATCCTAGATTTATTTCTCAATCTTCCTATACTTACCCTGAATTAAATACATTAAGCTTTGATTACTTTAAGAAATATGGAAGTTCTTATGACCTACAAGATTACTTTAGGTTAATAAAATACTTTGATAATTCACTATTTAAAATGATTAAAGACTTCGTACCTGCTAGAGCTTCTGTAGCAACCGGTGCGATTGTTAAGCAGCATTTACTAGAGAGAAACAGACAAAGACCTGCTCAAATTGACTACACTCAACCGGAATACACAGGATCAGTTACGTCTCTAGCAAGAGACTATCAAACAGGGTCTATAGAGGTTTTCACAGGCGGTGCTGGAGGATCTGTTAACGTCTTAACCAACATATCACAATCATGGACTTCGTCTATCTTGACTAAGGCCGGACTAGTAACTGGAATAGAGTCTTCACAATACGAATTCTTCAATGGTGAGTATTCTGGATCTAGTATTAATACAATAAATAATAAACTTCAAGACAATCCTCTACTAGGAGCAGCTTATAGAATATCAATACCTGATCAACAAAACTTAAACGTAGTTCGATCAACAAACTACAGCGGTATCTCTGCTAGCTTCAACTCACCTATGTCAGGAACTTTACCGTTTGACGTAGAGGTTAAACCTATTGACACCTATAATAATACAACCTACCTATATACTCCACTATACCCAGTACAATCAGATATTGAAGTATTTATAACCGGTGCATTTTTAAATACAACAAGTGTAGAAGATTCACAGTTAACCATCTATGTTAAAGAAAACGATAATATTATTGCAACCGGATTCGACGATAACGCAAACGACGGTAACCTAACTCTTAGAATCTTAATACCAAACTACGCAATTAAATCAGGAGCTACTTACAGAGTAGATTACTTATATAGAGAAAATGATAACGTAAGTCCAAGTACCGCCCGAATCGATACAGGAAGCTACTGGACAGTTACTGTAGATAACCTAGCAGCTCAATCAACTTACTATCTAGACCCGACAGTTTACACGCAACAGAACTTCCCCGGAGATATTAATGATTTTTCAGATTATAACACCCTACTAAATAACGTTTACTCAAATAGAGTATCTACCTTATACTATGATGTTGATTACAGTACAAACGCTTTAAACCCGGTTAATTTCTCAAGTATCATTAGCCAATCCGCACTGTATGCTCAAGTACAAGATTCGAATTACACTAAAGATACTGTGTGGGTAAACAGTAGATATGACGGAGTGAAGAACACAGGTCTATATAATACATCAATTAACTTTTCAACTAGTTCCCAAGCCCCTGGTTACCCAATCGACAAGTTTACTAACTACTTTGCCAGGTTTACCTCTAATACCTCATCAGACCCAGAATACCCCGGAGGAGGTTTATTTAAATTAGTAGAATTAATTAATATCGATGGAACCAGAATCCCTCTAACAGGAGATAATCAATACGTAGATTTCGTATCACAGATTTTTAAAGCAGGCAAAACAGTAACAGCGTACGGCCGAGACATCAGTGTTGTAAAAACTGTTACAAACCTAAGTGTTATTGAAGGCGGAGCACTATATAGTACAGTTGTAACTGTAACAGGAAGCCAGTCACCTATTGTTATTTCTGAAACAACCTCTGGAAATGGAGAAGCTTTTGAAATCTACTTTAGTACCTCAAGTGTAAGTACATTAACAGATAGAGATTTCTACTTAGCTTACAATAGAAGTTGGATTTATACTTTTACAAACCCCTCTTCCTCTGAAGGTATAGTTGATTATTTCTACTTTACTAGCTCTCTGGGCAGTCACCCCGGTGTAAGTTTCTATAACAAGAGTACAGGGGGGTACATTAACTACGCAACCCCTACTGCAATAATCGACTACGCAGATACTTACCTCCCCCTACAGTACGGTGACCTTATACGGTTTGGAAAATTAGGAAGCTACAATTCAAGTAACACATCCTCATTAGACGGTACCTTTACTGCAGGAGGTTTATTCCAAATCCTAAATATAACTACAGGATCCGATAACAATGTAAGCTCTAGTATAAACATCGCTCCTATACTAACACAATATCCATTCTCACAACGGGTAGCTCTAACTTCAAAAAATCTTCAAAATTTTAGAATAATAAGAAGGGTACCTGATGAAACCTGGGTAACAACAGCAACCAATCCATCTATAAACACTGACCCAGCAATCGGAGGATTCTTAATACCGGAAGACTTCAACCCCAACTACAACCCGATTTTAGTAGCTCGGTCGATAGGAATAGAACTTTAAATCAATATATTTATAATAAATCATGGGATATTTAAACAACACAGCAGTCACAGTTGATGCAATCTTAACCGCGAAAGGGAGAGAATTACTTGCCCGCGGTGACGGTTCTTTTAGAATTACACAATTTGCATTGTCAGACGACGAAATCGATTACACTCTGTACAATCCAAACCAACCATCAGGTTCAGCTTTCTACGGGGAAGCTATTGAAAATATGCCACTCCTAGAAGCATTTCCTGATGAGAATCAAATTATGAAGTATAAGTTGGTAACTCTACCTAGAGGTACAGCTAGAATGCCAGTGTTGGATATCGGATACTCTTCAATCACCATCAAGCAAGGTGCAGGATTAGCAATCACTCCTCAGACTTTAAATTACTTATCTCAAACAGCTCTTTACGAAGCTTCTGGATATACATTTACAATTTCTGATGTAAGATTATTTAACAACTTCAACGGTGTAGGAATTAATACTCCCGACGTTCAGGCTGCTAACCAGACAACTACGATCGGTACTTCAGTATCTAAGACAGTAATTGGAACTACATTGAACTTGAGTGCTACAACAATTAATACTTTGTTTGGAGGAAACACTCAATTATCTGCCACACTACAGGTAGTAGGAAGAGATTCAGGTGCAAGACTTCAAATCCCAGTAATCGTTACTAAAACAACCTAAACTATAGACAATGTCATTTAAAAGATTAGACCCAGAAGATTTTTTGGTAAGCGTTGACTCGGTAACAGCAACAGCTTGGTCTACTAATAGCCCAACCTTAACTACATTCTTTACTTCATCTGTAAGTTCTACAAATGATAGTTATTATAAGAACGTATACCAGACAGCTTCTACTTTGAGTAATGCTGCTGTACAATTCGCAATCGCTTACGGTAACCAAAACGGTTCAGGAAGTGCTAACTTTAACGACTCTGTACCAGGAGTATCTCCAACAAGAACAGTTTACGGGCAGTACCGTAATCTAGTATACGGAAGTGAAGCTGCTCAATTCATCTTCGGATCTGTTACAGCCTCTGATTTCTGGGCTATCTCTGTTGATAGAGCAAGATATAAAGAGCACCTACTCAAAGGCACTTTTAATATTAAATTATCAGGATCCGGTATTAGTCAATTAACACTAACTGACAACTCTGGAATGGTATCTACAGATACTTATTTAGACTGCGGTAGAGTATATCAAATTATATCTGGTTCAAACGGAGTTGCTAACACAAGCGTAAACGTTAATGGATACTCTTTATCCTCAGGATCTTACGGTTTATTCCTACCAGATATTGCAACTATCATTCTTAACCCTCTAGCTCTATCACAATCTATTAATTTAGAACCTTCTAGATCTTCTGATTCAGATGGAGAAAATATCAGTAGGTTATTCACAGCAATCTCTGGAGCTGCTTCATTCCAAGTTAACAGTGAAGAAACAGTAACTTCTGATTACGTATTCGTTAGAGCAAGAAACAGCGAATTTAACTACTCAGAGAATCCATCATTTATTTCAGGTTCAACCGGAGATGTAATCTTCAGTACCTTCATTAATTCTCCTCAGACTTATATGACTACTGTAGGATTCTACAACGATACTAACGACCTACTTGCTGTAGCAAAATTATCTAAACCACTAACTAAAGACTTTACAAAAGAAGCCTTACTTAGAGTTAAGCTTGATTTCTAAAATGAATGACTGCGTTCAAACAACTACTAGCATCCGACATAATAGTCACTCCATTTGAAGTGAACAAAGCCTTCCGGTTTACCGGAGCGGCTGAACTTACCGGATCTACTGTTGGCATTGATAGATTCTTAGGACAAAACATACAAGGTCTATTTAGCTTAAATGAAGCTACTACAGGTCAAATCACTACCGAGTATAAAAGGTTAATCTATAACTCTGCTAAAGAATTATACTACTCTAACTACCTAAGCTCAAGCTACGGAGACCCTGTATCGGTTCCATTTACGATACCCGGTTCAGATCCAAGCGGCAACACTTTGGTGGGGCCAACAAGCTCTGCGGGCAGGTACGAAAATTACTTAGAAACTACTTTAGCATTTGAAAGATACTTCCCAACATCCTCTAGTGCTATTATTGGAGTAATTTCAATTCCTTCTAAGCTATACGGAGATACAATACAACCAGGTTCTTTTATTATAACTGCTGAATCTGGAAGTATTACAGATGACGGGAACGGCAATTTATATTTTTCCTTAGACGGAGAGTACTGTGGTAATATCGTTTACCAACACGGTTTAGCGATACTAACTAAAGATAATGAATCTAGCGGACCTTACTACGGAAGTGCAGTTTACGGAACAGATGTTTATGGAGCAAGTGCTAACCCATTTATACAGAACATAATCCTATCTCCTAATGTAACCTGTTCATTTAGCAGTTCATTTACATTATTTGAAACACAGTATAAATGTACATTCACTCCTTCAGAATTTAACTTTTCACTAAACCCTTCGTTAATCTCAGGATCAACAGACGGAACGGTTTATGATTTTGCAACAGAACCCTACTTTAATCCTTATGTTACTACTGTAGGATTGTATAATGAAAATCAAGACTTGATTGCAGTGGGTAAATTAGCTAAAGCATTACCGAGCAATAATACAACAGACACAACAATATTAATTAACATCGACAGATAAAATTTATGCCTAATTGGTTTTACGAAAATAAAGAAGTTACAGAAGAATATCAATTTGAAGACAAAGCAGTCGGATTTGTTTATATGATAACAAACATTGAGACTGGTAAGTTTTACATTGGTAGAAAAGTGTTTACTAACACCTTAACTAAAAAACTCACAAAGAAAGAAATTTCTGAACAATCCGGCCCTGGAAGGAAGCCTACTAAAAAGAAAGTAAGTAAGGAATCTAACTGGAGAGAGTATTGGGGTTCATGTAAACCACTACTTGCAGAAGTTAAGGAGGTTGGTGAAGATAAATTTAAAAGGGAGATTTTAAAGTTGTGTTTTACAAAAAAACAACTAACTTATTATGAAATCGCTTACCAGTGTAAATACGATGTACTTGAAACAAATTCATACAACGACAACATTATGTCCAGAATTTTCCGAAAAGACTTGCACCTACCCGATTAAGTTCGTATATTCGGTTAATGGTCAATCACCTATTAGTTAACCTGGTAAATAGTGTAATCGGAACTGGAAAGCCAACCTCTGGAGATAACTTCTCCTATACTTGTCCTTTCTGTAATCACTATAAGCCAAAACTGGAAATTAACCTAAAAGAAAACGAAGAGGGTATTCACCACTGGCATTGTTGGGTTTGCAATAAGAAAGGAAAGAAGTTAGTAAGCCTCTTCAAAGCTGTTTCAGCTCCTGATCATAAAGTTCAGGAACTTAAAAACTACGTCAAGATTTCCTATCAGGAAGAGCATGGAGTTAAAATTGAAGCTCTAGCTTTGCCTGAAGAATACAAACCCCTGTTTGAAGCAAGTACTTCAGAAGTTACAGTACGTCAGGCATTACGTTATTTGAAAGAGAGAGGGATCAACTCAACAGATATTAAGAGATACAGTCTAGGATACTGTGAATCGGGTCGATACAAGGATATGATTATCATTCCGAGTTATGACGAGAACGGAAGCTTAAACTACTTTGTAGGTCGTAACTTTGGCCCCGGGGATATTAAATATAAGAATCCACAAGCATCAAAAAACATTATTGGATTTGACCTTCTAATCAATTGGGACAGTCCAATCGTGTTATGTGAAGGTACCTTTGATGCAATGGCAATCAAGCGTAATGCTATTCCTCTACTCGGTAAGACACTACCAGAGAAGCTTATGAAGAAGATCGTATCTTCTAGTGTTAAACAAGTCTTTATTGCTCTAGATAATGACGCATTAAAACAAGCATTAGAGTACTGCCAGACCTTGTTAAACCATGGAAAAGAAGTATTTTTAGTGGACCTTAACCAAAAAGATCCTTCTGAACTCGGCTTTACAGAGTTTACCAAGTTATTACATACAAGCACCCCGTTAACCTTTAGAACGTTAATGGAGAAGAAATTTCAATTATGATAGAAAAAAACAACAACATTAAGAAGGATAAACGAATAAATCGTATTGTTCAAGCCGACCCGACATCAAGACAGATTACAATCTTAGACTCCCGATACTATCAGAGAAGTGAAGATGTATACTACCCCTCAGTAACTTACGTACTTTCTTACTTCCCTAAAGATAGATTCTTTGAAAGCTGGATTAAAGATGTAGGACACAACTCTGATATTATTATGCGTAGAGCTGGAGACGAAGGCACCCAGGTTCACAACGCTATCGAAGATTATTTGAAAGGTGAAGAGATTGTATGGATCGATGATAATGGAAATACAAAATACAACTTAGAGGTTTGGAAAATGATTCTTAAATTTGCAGACTTCTGGGAAACTCACAAACCAGAACTAATCGAATCAGAAGTACATTTATTCTCAGATGAATTAAAAATTGCAGGGACAGGAGACTTGATCGTTAAAATTGCAGATGAATTATGGTTACTAGATATTAAAACCTCTAATTCACTTCATGACACTTATGACCTGCAGCTTGCCTGCTATAGGAAAGCTTGGTCTGAATTGTTTGATACCCCGGTACAGCGAACTGGTATTTTATGGTTGAAAGCAGCAACTAGAAGTGCAGATAAAACAGGAAAGAAAATACAAGGCAAAGGATGGCAGTTAAAAGAAACAGATTCAGATTACGAAGAGAACTTACAGACATTCAAGCACCTCTACGAGATTTTTAAATTTAAGAACCCGGACCTCAAACCATACTCAGAGCTACTACCTACATCTATTAAGTTACAGGGGTAACTATTTATAAAATATTATAAATGGAACTCGATAACTTTACATACGGACTTATAAAAGACCTTCTTCCAGACAATTCCCCAATACATGAAGCGTATAAAGGGAAGAGAACAAACGACGGAGCACCAGGTACTTTTAAAGCTAAAATTACTAAAGCTTACGGAGGTGATGTTACTATTGAAAAAGCTAAGAAGTTTAAAGAAAGAGAAAACGCTACTCCACATGACAAACGTCAAGCAAATTGGTTTATAAATTTTCACTCTAAGAACGAAAATCTAGATCCATCTGATCTTGAGAATACTGGAAAAGCAGCACCGTACGGGTCTGAATATAGCCTAGTAGAAGAAGCAGTAATGCCTTACATTCAGGAGTTGACCGAATATATGGGACAAAACGGATTAAATATAGAACCACTACCTTCTGTAGAGTTTAAATATGATCCTGAGAACGCTATACAGCCTTTAGGGCATACAGCATACTATAATCCCAACGATAAGATTATTGTATTATACACAGCAGATAGACATCCTAAAGACATTCTGAGATCTTTTGCTCATGAAATGATCCACCACAACCAAAACCTAGAGGGTAGGTTAGGGAACATTACAACAACCAACGTTAATGAAGATGAAGCATTGCAGGAAATAGAAAAGGAAGCGTATACAGAAGGAAATATGTATTTTAGAAGTTGGGAAAACAGTAAGAAAAATTAAAATAAATTCATATCTTTAGCAAGCATGATAACATATAAGAGCCTTTACGAAGAAGAAGACAGTCAAGATTTTTACCTACTGCAGGATAGAGACCTAATTGTAACGATTAAACAACCACACACTGCTGAAGAAGCAGACAAAGCTTTGAATACCAAAGATAATTACGGAAGATATACTAGCACTATGAGAAGCTCTAAAGTATCAGATAAAGACGTAGAGAATTATTTTGGACCTAGAAGCCTGAACGTTAAAAATAAAAATCAGGAAAAACGTTTTGAGAAATTCAAAGAAGCAAATCCAGAATCGCAAATGGACTATGATGAATGGCTAATAAAAGGGCCTGTAGGGACTGATATGGGACCTTATCCAGCTAGAACAAAAGATAACTACGATGCTTTTATAAATCCATCAATAACTAAACCGAACCTACTTAGTTGGGGTATTAAAGGTAATACTTTAGTTTTTCCTAAAGAGTTTAACCCGGGAAGAAACGAAATCAAATCAATCGTTACTACAGTTTTAACAAATGCTGGATTCGGTGAAAAAACTTTTACTTTTAAAACAGACGTATCCGAAGCGAAGATAAAAGCAATGATCAGAGAAGAAATCAGAAGAACACTAAGATCTTAATATGTCAGAATCGGTTTTAAAGAAAGAATTTAGAGGAGCAGATCTTCAAAGGTTACGTAACTTAGTTCAAGGAAAAATGGGAGAAAAAACTTCTGTTTCTTCCGGATACGTCAAGGATCATATCGATCGTAAAGAAGGAGATATTTGGGAAGAAGATGGACGTCAGTGGACCATCAAGAATGGAGTTAAACAAACTATCTCAAAACTGCAAGCAGTAAGAGATGTTGCTTTGACCCCACTATTCTGCCCGGATTGTAAGACCTTAATGAAACATCGATACGACAATCAGTTTTATAAGATACACCGTCACTGCTTTGATTGTCACGTTAAGTTTGAAACAGAATTAAAGAGAACAGGTAAGTGGGATGAATACCAGAAACAAGTTGAAAACTCAGAAATCGACGGAATGATTAACAACTACGAAATTTGGGTTGATGATTTATTAAATGAAAGTAACGACGGATTTGTAACAGAAATCGGAGAAGTAGAGAGCTGGTCTAAAGTTAATAGGGATAAAATCCTGAAACAGAAGGAAGAAGCTATAGAGTACTTGAAAAAGTTAAAGAAATAAAGCTATTTATCAATATGACGAACTCTTTCAACATGTCAAACTGGAGACGTAAGTACGTTCTTGTAGCAGAGAATGGAAACGATCCTAAAGCTGAAACTGCATATAGCCCAGAAATTCACGGCAAAATTACTAGTTTTGAAAAAGCAACTTTTGAACCAGTAGAAGCTCCAGCAGAAACTCCAACAGAAGTTGTATTTGCAGTAGCTACCGAAAAAGATTTAGAAAATGCAAAAGAATTAAAAGTATCTTTTGAAAAGTTTGCACAATGGGCAAACGAAGAAGGTTTAGATCTAGAAAGAGATGAAGATGCTGATATGGCAGCTAAAAAATACTTTGAACAGTACTACTCTAAACATCTAAGCGACGAAGGTAAAAAATCTTTGAGAGCTCAAATGTTTGAAGCAGAAGATAGCATGGAAAGCAAAAAAGAAAATCCTGTTGATATCGTTAGCATGGACGTACCTTTGTTTATCAGAATGCTTGAATTTGCAAGAGAAGATGCTTCTACAGATATGGACCTTCATGATTTAGCTCAAAAAGCAATTAAGATGAGCAGCGAAGGTGAGCCATTAACTATGATGCATTACGGTGAATTAGTATCTAAAGAAGCTCCTGTATCAGATGCAATGAGCTTATACGAAAAATACTTTAACGCTTAATACAATGCCCATCAGAAAGAACGCTTCTATGGAGAAATACATTAAAGACTTTGAAAAGTCTGATGCTCCTCAATTTAAAGGTAAATCAAAGGATAAAAAAAGAGAGATGGCTATTGCAGCTAAGCTTCAAGCTGAGGGTGGAAAAATGGAAGAAAATATGAATAAGTACGAACCTTTTTTTAACAACCTGTATAGTGATCTACGTAATAGCAACTCAAAGTTTCTAGAAAAATACCCAGTTGCTGACGGTAATGACTTAATGATTAGATTCACATGGAGGGATAGAGAAGAAGTATATGATTATTTAATAAAAAATCACGCTTTACTTGATAAGCATAAAGAAACCCTATATAAGATTATACATCCATCTAATACCCTTACTGAAAAGGAAGCTACTTACTGCGGCAGATGCGGACATACTCACGTTGAAAATACTGCTTGCCCTAGACCTTTCAAAGAAGGAGCTAAACCTGACTTCTTGGATCTAGATAATGACAAAAACACTGCCGAACCTATGAAGAAAGCAGCTAAAGACTCCAAATTAAAACATGAGATTATTGCTAATGTAATGGGTAAGTTGAAGGAAGTTACAAAAATACCAACAACGAATCCTCAAAAGCCGGACAGTGCAGATCTTATCACAGCAAAAAAACTATCTAGCGGGGATAAGGATTTTGAATTTGTCAAAAAAGGACAAGCTCTTTCCGAGGGTATGCATGCCGACTATGAAGGTAAAATGGCTAAAGCTCAACTACTTTCCATTGCTAAGAATGCCCGTGATCTTTATATGTCTATGGACGACAACACCCAGCTAAAAGCATGGATCCAATCTAAACTAAGTAAAGCAGAAGACTATATTAGTTCAGTAAGAACCTACCTAGACAGCGAATCATTATCAACAACCACCCCTTTAGTTCATAATGGAGAGGCAGTCAAGGATGATCAAGGTGCTGCTTTAAACATTGGTGATGTAGTAAAAGCCGCTGACGGTAAAATATACCAAGTAGTATTCTCTTATTCAGAAGGCAAGCCTTTCTTAACTCCTTTTGATTTAAAAAGAAGAAAGCCTATGAACCTAAGAGAAAGACACTATTTTGATAATGTTGCAGGAGGTATTCGAGAAGACATGCCGCTTGCTATAAAGACCTCAAAAGTAATGGATGCAAGTGCTACCAAGGGTGGCTTTATGAGATAAGATAATGAATAAACATCAACTTAGGTCTTTAATAAAAAAAACTATTGTAGGAAAACTACAACGGCAAGGTATTAATAAGTACAAAGAGTATAAGGTTTTAAATCACGTACCTGATTTGATATCTATCTTAACAGATCTAATGTCTGCTAACTTTCACCTTTTTGTAAGAGATATTGAATGGGTAGCACCAAAACCACCTACCTTTAGAGTTGTTCTTGAGAATGACCAGTATTACTATTTGTACGATCTAGGAAGATCTTGGGTAGCAGAGGTTGAGGGCAAAAAATATTACCTCTTGAATCTTGGCGAAGAAGAAATGGCAATGTCAAGAATTGCTAACATTTTACGTTACGGTAAAAGACAACAAGCAGATATCGGAGAGGCGACAGGGTTTGAATCTATAACAGGTTCTGATATGGAATCTAAGTTAGATGAGCCAGGACCAGGTCAAGAAGAAGCTCCGGCAGAAAATAGACCGGAGGGAGTTCCTGACGAATTACTATAATAAGTTGCTATTTTAAAAAAAAGTTTTTATATTTACTATACATGGATACTGAAAAAGTTATAACCTCTGAAGTAACCGACCGTGTTGTTACTATTGAGAAGTTATTAGAAATCTACAATATTGACTTAGAGGTTTGGGAAATTGAAAAAAAGGTAGTCAATACTTGGGAGGTAGGAGCGAAAGACCCTAGCGGAACAATTGTAACTACTCCATTATTCCAAGTTAAACTTTGGTTAAAGAAGAAACAAGTCGCTTACGACTTAAATGTATTAAGGACACAGTTTCTAGAAGATCTTAAAAAATTATCTCCGTTAGTTAAAGAATACAAAAGAGTTCCTTCTTTGGAATCTCCTAAATTGTTAGAGATTAATATTTTCGATCTACACTTCGGCAAAGTAGCGTGGGATCAGGAGGTTGGCGAAAACTACAGCATAGATATTGCTACTCAACGTTTTAACACCTGTATCGAATACTTTATTGATACATACAGAAATCATAACATTGAAAAGATACTATTACCAATCGGAAACGATTTCTTTAATTCTGATAGGTCTCACCCATTCAATTCAACAACTAGTGGCACTCCTCAAGAAGAAGACGCTCGTTGGCAAAACACTTTCAGAAAAGGGAGAGAACTAATTATTAACAACGTACAGAAGCTTACACAACTAGCACCCGTCGAAATTAAAATCATTCCAGGTAACCACGATTACGAAAGAACGTTTTACTTAGGAGATTCGTTAGAGGGATGGTTCTCAAACAATGAAAACGTTATTGTTGATAACAGTCCGAACCCACGTAAGTACTTTATGTTCGGTAAATGTTTGATTGGATACACTCATGGTAATAATGAAAAGGTAGCAGACCTACCGATGATTATGGCTCAAGAGAACCCTGTACAATGGGCTAAGACTTTCTACCGTGAATTTCACTTAGGGCATTTGCACCATAAGAAAGAAACACAGCTTAAATCAACTAACGAATACCAGGGAGTAATCGTAAGATTTATGAACTCTTTATCAGGAACTGATAGTTGGCATCATAAGAAAGGATACATCGGAGCTAGAAAGTCTGCTGAAGCTTTTTTGTGGGATAGCGAAAAAGGTTTGCAAAACCAGACCTACTTCAATATTTAATATTGATGGAAGGTGTACTTTTAGAAGACTATATCAACAACTTATACAGAATGGTCCAAGAGGCGGATGAACAGCAACCTGCTGATCAACTGCCGGATCAACCTGAAGAGACACAGCCTGAGAAGCCAGAACCTGAAGTACTTCCAGGTATTAAAACTCTAAATAGAGAGCAGTTAAAATACATTCTTAAGAATAGTAAAGGTAAAATAATGACCATTGCTTATCGTAAGAAAGATGGTAGCTTAAGAACTATTAATACCAGAACAGGAGTTAAAAAAGACATTACAGGTAAAGGACTAACATACAATCCAGATGAATATGGATATGTTATTTTATGGGACTTAAATAAAAAAGCCTATAGAACAGTTAATGTTAATACAGTAACGACCCTAAAAGGCGGTGGAGAAATCTATAAAATACAAGAAAATCTTGGAAAAAAACCTTTAGTTTTTCAAAACGGAGGTATTCACTTAACTGGAGAAGCTGCTTGGAACAAGTGGAAAAGATGGGCAGATATTAATAGAAGAGATGATTACGTCTATAAAGTACTAGAAACCATTAAAGGACGAGGCTATACAGCAACACCAAAACAGCAGATGGTTTTAATAAACTGGTTTAACCGGAAGAGATAACTATTTATAACATATGAGTACCGAGACTAAATCTTGCTCTTGCGGATGCAATTCTTGCGGAAACAAAGCACCTCTGCTGACAGAAGGGATAACCTTCCAGCAGCCTATCTCAGAAAATTTACTTTACCACATTAATAATAAAAAACCCTTAACAGAAAACACTTTTAGATACGGTTCAACTGCTTTCATTAATTTATGGAAAGAAGCAAGAACACTGTACTCTAGAGATATTTTAAGTGTTGGTGATGATGATGAGCATATTTTACTAGAGACTCACTTGGGGGAATATGGAATGTTTGAAGGAGAAAGAGTTCCTTTGGACCTACCACTGCTTGAAGAAGGAACTTTTGATTCCGATGATAATATTGCTATTTACGGAGATGAGATAGGCAACATGGCAAAAATTTATAAAAGAGAAAGTGGATACTATGTTGATGCTGATGACTATGATTTTTTTGCTGATAGCCTAGAAGATTTGCAGCAGAAGTTAATGAAGTATAACTTCAACTACAATATTGCCGGACAGCTAAAAGAAATTAATATTAAGTCGAGCAATGTTAAGGATATGGTTAGGAGATTATACAACGACCCTAAACTTATTGAATTTCTACAGTTCAAAGATTTTAGAAATGCTTTGAGATTTATTAAGAATGCATCTTTAGATGAGTGGTACGAGTTAGTAGGAGACGTTAATAACTACGAGAGTACTTTAACAGAAGCTAAATACCAAGGTGAAGAGGTAGCTTTAGGAAAACCTAAAAGAGGTGGAGCTAAAAAGTTCTACGTTTATGTAATGAATCCTAAAACTAAGAAAGTAAAGAAAGTTTCTTTCGGTGATACTTCAGGATTATCTGCCAAGATTAACAACCCTAAAGCAAGAAAAGCTTTTGCAGATCGTCATGACTGTAAGAATAAAAAAGATAAAACTAAGGCAGGTTACTGGTCTTGTAGATTACCAAGATATGCTTCCTTACTTGGATTAAAAGGTTCATACTCAGGATTCTGGTAATATGGAAAACCTTCAGCTCCTTATAAGAAAAGTCTTAGAAGAGCGCAGTCTTAGAGACTGGGTTAAGGAGAAGTGGGTACGTATTGATTCCGATGGCGATATTGCCGGTGCTTGCGGAACTTCAAAGAATAAACAAAGACCGGATAGATGCTTACCTCAATCTAAAGCACAATCACTATCTAAGTCTGAGAGGGCAGCTACTGCACAGAAAAAGAAAAAAGCATCTGGGCAATCCGTTTCAAATACTAAAAAAGCAAGAGTAACCGAAATTCTACAGATACTAGAATCAGATTACAGTCCAACCAATAAAAAATTATGGTCTAGAGCTAAATCAGCTGCTAGAGCAAAGTTTGATAAATATCCATCCGCTTATGCTAATTTATGGGCTTCTAAGTGGTATAAGAAAAAAGGCGGAAGCTGGAGAAAAAAGAAAAAGAAATGATTAATCTACTAGACATCTTAAGCGAAGCAGAGGTAGCTAAATGCCCTGCACCAACTCAAAATATTGAACTAAACCTTCAGAATAGACAGAAGGCAATTAATGAGTATGGATACGGTCCATTAAATCCTAATGAACCTAACGAAAAGTTTTGGCAGGCTAAAGTTGATATGTGGAAATTAGATTCTGCAGAAGAAGCTAAGAAGTCTCTATGTGGTAATTGTGCTGCATTTGATATCACAAAAAAGACTCTAGACTGTATTGCTAAGGGTATAGGTGATGATGAGGGTTCTGAAGATCCTTTCGATGTTATTGAAGCCGGCCAGTTAGGTTATTGCAGATTCTTAAAGTTCAAATGTGCAGCTGCTAGAACTTGTGATGCCTGGGTTGTTGGAGGTCCAATAACAGACGAAAAAAATGATAAACAAGCTTAAAGAATGGTTTAACCATTTAACTATCCCTAGACAGGAACTAAGTAACATGCCTATCTGCCCTTTTGCTAAGGCAGCTGTTACTAATCAAGAATATACCGTAGAAGAAACAAACCTAGACGACATAGCATTCCAGATAAGTAATGCTAACGTTCAAGTTTATAAAGTTTGTATCTTTTACCTACCTAATTATGAAATTTACGAAGTAGAAGCATTAGAAGCAAAAACTAAAATGCTTAACCGTAATTTCAGACATAACAATAAAGTAGTTTTAGATAGCGATCCTAGAAACCCTTTTGCAATTAACGGAGTAACAACCACCTTCCCGGATTGTTATATTTGGATAGTTCAAGACCTAGCTGACTTGACTTCTAAGTCAAATGGTCTTAAATTTACTGATTATTATAGTTACTGGACAAAAGAGCAATTAGACGAAGTTGTAACATGGAGAAACCTTACAGAGACATAGAAGTTACTGATGAGTATACCATTCGTGAGTTCGACGAAAACATTGACCCCATAGAATTACTATGGCATCGAGATGATGAAGATAGAACCGTGGAGATACTTGGAGAAACAGATTGGCAAATACAGTTAGATAATAAGTTGCCATCTTCCTTAAATGAGTCTATATTTATAAAAAGACATGAGTGGCACCGAGTTATAAAAGGAACCGGAACTCTTAAGTTAAAAATACATAAGTCATGAAACAAGCTATAATTTGGATTATTGTCCTGGTTTTTGGTGGAGGGATTGTATACAGTCGCTTTTTTAAACCGACGGAGAAACTACCCGATGTTTCCATTTACGAAAGGAGAATCGATTCGCTAAACAACGAAATCAAAGCAAACAACATTAAAGTACAGCAATTAGACTCTATGGTCGATATCCAGAAGAGTAAAATTAATAAGCTAGAAAATAAGTTAAGTAAAACCGCAGCAGAAGCTGCTAGAGAACAAAAAGAACATGAAGAAGATCTTAAGCGTATTAGTGCTATGTCTAATAGCGATGTCGCCGCTCTATTCTCAGAAAGCTTCAAGTGATACCTGCTGTGTACCTTGTGCTACTCTGAAGAAAGCCTTAGTGGTTAAACAAGAGAGAATTTACTGCGGAACTCAATTAGGGTTTGCCCGTGATTCTATTCATAACCTACAGGAAATTATCTTATCTAAAGATACCATTATCTTGCATAGAGATAGTGCAATCGTTCTTTTTAAAGATAACGAAAAGAAATATAAAGAGGTTATTGACAATAAAGACTCAATCATAACAACTTACGGTAAAGAAATCGGTAAGCTGAAAGCAGCAAAGACTGGAGCTTATATAGTTACAGGATTAACTATCTTACTAACTATCTTCTTCGGCCTATGAGTCAACCAGATTTAAAAGCAGTTATAAGGCAGGAGTATGTAAAGTGCGTGGTAGATCCCGTACACTTTATGAAGAAATACTGCTACATTCAACATCCACTAAGGGGTAGAATCTTATTTCATTTATACCCTTTTCAGGAAAAAGTACTAACCCACTTCCAAGATAACCCGTATTCTATCATTTTAAAGTCAAGACAGTTAGGTATTTCGACTTTAGGAGCAGGATATGCACTATGGTTAATGCTTTTTCATAAGGATAAAAACGTTCTAACCCTTGCAACAACACAGGCAACTGCACGTAACTTGGTATCAAAAGTACAATTTATGTACGATAACTTACCTTCTTGGTTAAGAATCGATGCACAAGAGAAGAATAAACTAAGTTTACGGCTGTCAAACGGGTCAAAAATCACAGCTAAATCATCAAATTCAGATGCTGCTCGTTCAGAAGCTGTATCACTACTGTTGATCGACGAGGCGGCGTTCATTGATAACATTGCCGAAACATGGGCATCAGCTCAACAGACGTTAGCAACGGGTGGTGGTGCGATTGTACTATCAACTCCCTACGGAACTGGTAACTGGTTTCACCAAACCTGGGTTAGAGCTGAAGCAAAAGAGAATGAATTCCTACCAATTAAATTACCTTGGTATGTTCACCCGGAAAGAAACCAAGCCTGGAGAGATGCTCAAGATAATCTACTAGGAGATCCACGACTTGCAGCACAGGAGTGTGATTGTGACTTTGCTACTTCTGGAGATACTGTTTTCTACGGAGAGTATTTAGAGTTCTATCAACAGACTTACATGAAAGATCCCATGGAAAGACGGGGTGCTGATATGAATTTATGGATATGGGAGCCTGTTGACTACTCAAGAAGCTACATGGTAGTAGCGGACGTAGCAAGAGGTGATGGAAAAGACTATTCAACCTTTCATATCTTAGATATTGAAAACAACACTCAGATTGGAGAGTATAAAGGACAGTTAGGAACTAAGGAATTTGGTCATTTGCTAGTAGGTATAGCAACAGAATACAATCAAGCACTACTAGTAATTGAGAATGCATCGATAGGGTGGTCAACTATTCAGACCGTAATCGAGAGAGGTTATGATAACCTATACTATTCACCCAAGGGAGGTAACGTAACTGCCGATTCATACTTCGACCAATACGATCACAATTCGAATATGGTTGCAGGATTCTCTATGAATTCAAGAACTAGGCCTTTAGTAGTAGGTAAGTTCCAAGAATATGTTAATGAGAAAGCAGTTACTATTCAATCAAAACGTTTAATAGAGGAGATGAAAGTCTTTATTTGGAAGAATGGGAAAGCAGAAGCACAGGGTGGGTATAACGATGACTTAGTAATGGCTTTTGGTATCGCTATGTATATTAGGGATACTGCTTTGAAATTTAGACAGCAAGGATTAGACTTAACACGAAACGCCTTAAATAATATCACAGTAACTAAACCATCCTACCAAGGGGTATACCTACCTTCTCACGTAGCTAATCCCTATGAGATCGACAATGGTAAAGGAGGAAAAGAAGATATAAGCTGGATTTATTAACTATTTATACTTATATTAACACTACACAATGGCTGATACCAGTATATTTTCGAGATTACGTAGATTATTTTCTACAGATGTTATTATCCGGAACGTCGGTGGAGATCAGTTAAAAGTAGCTGATACTAACCAAATTCAGATGTCGGGAGAGTTAGAAAATAACTCTTTGATGGCTAGATACAATAGAATCTACACAACATCACCTACCTCTCTTTACGGATACCAATCTTCTTTTAACTACCAAACACTAAGAACCCAGTTATATTCTGAATATGATGCAATGGATACAGATGCAATTATTGCTTCTGCCCTTGATATCCTTTCAGAAGAATCTACTCTCAAGAACGATATGGGAGAAGTTCTCCACATCAGATCAAACGATGAGAATATTCAAAAAATTCTCTACAACTTATTCTACGATGTATTGAACGTTGAGTTTAACTTGAGTTGGTGGATTAGAAACATGTGTAAGTATGGAGACTTCTTTTTAAAATTAGAAGCTTCAGAAAAATACGGTGTTTATAATGTAATTCCTTTCGCTGCATTTAACATTGAAAGACAAGAGCATTATGATCCAGAAAATCCAACTGCTGTTAGATTTAGATACGATCCTGATGGACTAGCTGCTGATACTTATGGATATTTTAAGACTCCAAATCAGAATGATGCTAAGTCAATCTACTTTGATAACTACGAAGTAGCTCACTTCCGTCTACTAACAGATGTTAACTTCCTTCCATATGGCCGTTCATACATTGAACCTGCCCGTAAACTATTCAAGCAATATACCTTGATGGAAGATGCGATGTTGGTTCATAGAATTGTAAGAGCTCCTGAGAAGCGTATTTTCTATATGAACGTAGGCGGTATTCCTCCTGCAGAAGTAGAGAACTTTATGCAGAAGGCTATCTCTAAAATGAAGCGTACTCCTTATATTGACCAAACTACTGGTGAGTATAACTTAAAGTATAACATGCAAAACTTAATGGAGGATTTCTATATCCCCATGAGAGGTAATGACACATCAACTAAGATTGAGACTTTAGGAGGATTACAGTATGACGGTATCACAGACGTAAATTACCTAAGAGATAAGTTATTTGCTGCATTAAGAATCCCTAAAGCATTCCTTGGCTATGATGAAAAGCTACAAGGTAAAGCAACTCTTGCTGCCGAAGATATTCGCTTTGGTAGAACGGTTGAAAAAATCCAGAGGATTATGGTTTCTGAACTGTATAAGATTGCTTTTGTTCACTTATACATTCAGGGCTACAGAGACGAATCACTAACTAACTTCGAATTGTCATTAACAACTCCTTCTATCATTTACGATCAGGAAAGAGTAATGTTATTAAAAGAAAAGATGGAGCTAGCTCAAACAATGATGGATTCTCAATTAATTTCTTCTGATTGGATCTACGATAACATCTTCCACTTGAGCTCTGATGAATATGAAGAGATGAGAGAGTTGGTTAAAGAAGATGCTAAACGTAAATTTAGGTTATCTCAGATTGAAAACGAAGGAAACGATCCTTTAGAAACCGGAGAGACTTACGGTACTCCTCACGACATCGCTACATCGTACGGTAAAGGTAGAGTTTACGATAGACCAGGTGCAGTACCTGCTGGATACGACAGAGACCAGCCTGTTATAGGACGCCCAGAAGAAAAAGCTTCAAATATCAACACCACTAACGATCCTTTAGGGTTAGATAGACTAGGTAGAAAAGCAATGAAGACCGATGACCAACAGGGTTACGGAAGAGACAATACATCACCGTTTGCATTAGAATCAACTAAAAAAGAATTTACGAAACACAAAAAAATTCTTGATAGCTTGACACCGAAAAGAATGATTTTTGAATCAGAAAGAAAAGCAAATGGTTTATTAGACGAGAGTCAAATTAGGGAATAAACTTTTAACATATATTTATTAAAAAACCATCGATAGATGTCAATAAAACATTCAAAATTTAGAAATACAGGACTTCTTTTTGAACTTCTGGTAAGACAGATCACCTCTGATACGTTAGAAGGTAAGAATTCTGCCGCTATCAATATTCTTAAAAAGTATTTCGTTAACACTGAATTAGGGAAGGAATATAAACTTTACGAGCAAGTTACAGCTTATAAAAACCTAAGCGAAGGTAAAGCTGAAATGGTTGTTAACACTCTAGTAGAAGCATCTACCAAGTTAAAAAGATCTGAGATCAGAAAGCAAAAATATAACTTAGTTAAAGAAATTAAAGATAACTACAGTGTAGAAAAATTCTTTAAAGCTAAAGTTACTAATTACAAAGTATTTGCAGCTCTAAACAACCTAATCGAAAATCAATCTTCAGAAAAAGTAGCTCCTGAGACGGTAATTAATAATAAACTTACAATCCTTGAACACTTAACGAAAACTCCTGTAGCAGCTCCTGCTGATGAATTAATGGAGGAATATAAAGGGTATGGAAAAGATATTAGAATCTTAACATACAAAATGCTTCTTGAAAAATTTAATGAGAAGTATGATCACTTGACAGTGAAACAGAAAGAGGTTTTAAGAGAGGTAATTACCTCAGTAGACAATACAGACAAGTTAAAAGAGTATTATAATACAAGAATCGTCGAAGTACAACAACTACTCCAGGAAAAAACCAGTGAGATTAGTGACGAAGTACTTAAGATTAAAATCACAGAAGTTCTTAAGTATGTAACGCCTCTAGAGAAAACAGAAAAAGTTACCAACGATGCAATCATTAACTTGTTACAGTACTACGAACTTGTTAATGAATTATAATGGCCACCAGACAGCAGCTAAAAGACGAGCTTAGGAAGCAACTCAAAGAGGTATCAACCTCTGCAGCAGCTGGCGGCTACAATACCCTCCCTGCTTTTAATCCAAACAAGAATGCCCAAGGTACTTCACGTAATTACTACTTGAAAATGGGCTGGAAATTAGTTAATAAAGCTAAAACCAGGAAAGCAGCTAAAGGTATGGAGTATAAAGATCTTTGGAAATAAACAATACCTATTTATAACATATGAAAAGCCTACAAAATCAATACAATCTTATCAAAGAAGGTAAAGGCAATAAAGAACTCTTCTTAAAAGAAGCAAAAGCTCAATTCCCTCAGTATATTACTAACGTTCAAACGTTTGATCAAGTTATTCACTCTCTTACCGAGAAGGGTATTATCAACGAACATATCGTATTAATTGCTGATAGTAAGCCACAAACTCAAAATTGGTTTAAGATCTTTAACGAAAATGTTAAAGCTGAACTTAAAGAAACTGATGAAACAGTGGAAGAGATGGAAACTAAAGGCTATGATTACAAGGAGAAGAACAACAATAACATCTCTACAGCAGAAATGCTTAAAGGTTATTATGTTGAAATGAGAGATCCTAAGCATGCTGAAAAGACTGAAGACCAGATCAAAGCAATCGTAGTTAAAAACCTTGAGAAAGATCCTTTATTCTACGTTAAAGACGGTGAATTCGGAGTTAAAGGCTTAGGATACAAATCAGAACACCCCGGTCTACCTAAAGATATTTATGGTAACTACGCACTCGGTATTGAACCTAAAGTAAAATTAACAGGTAAATACAAATCATCTGGAATGGAACCTGTTAAATTAAACGAATCAAAGCATAGTGATGAGGCTGATTTAAAAATCTACAAATCAGAATTAAATATGCTTAATAAAACTAAACCAACAGGTGAAAAGCAATTAAAAAGAAAAGCAGAATTAGAAAAGAAAATTGCTGATTTAGAAAAGAAAGTAACAGAAGTATTCTACGGAAGTTCTGATGGAGATTATGAAGCTGATCAAAAAAATGAGCAGATAGCTTATCACAACTACGACAAAGGCCTTAAAGCTTATAGGGAAGGAGACTTTTTAAAAGCAGATGAGTATTATAAAACTGCTTTGAAATACGGAAGTTATTTAGGTTATACAGAACAAGATTTACCTCCTTACGAAAAAGCAACCGGTTCATCTTTAGAAGAAGGAGAAGAAGAGTACAGAAGAAAAATGCTTCCTAACAAAGTTAAAGGTATAGCAGATACTATTGATATCAAATCAACTCTAGAAAGACTAGCACCAGAAGTTTGGGGAGAGCCTAGTTTTGAAAAAGCTAAACAAAAATTTCTTACTTTTATTGAAGGAAGTAGAATGAACCCTGCGACTAAAAAGCAAATGTTATTCAACTTATCGACAATTAATACTAAAGGTAGATTAGATCAATACCTAGCAAACTCTCTATTAAACTTTGAAAAATTAGGAGTTAAGGAAGGAATGATTTCTGAAGGGTCTGGAATGTCTTTAAGAGATGCTATGAAGCAAGCTAAAGAAGAGAGCCGTAACGGATACGTTCAACACATAGAAGATAGTGGAGACGGTACTTTTAGTATTGCTGACTGGTACGATAGTGATAAAACAATTGCATCTTATGAAAATGGAGTTTTAATTAATGATAAAACTGATGAGTATGAATTAGATGAATTAGATATGACAGGTATTGCAGGTTCCGAAGATGAAGAAGAAGTAAGACAGGGAATGAAAGGAATCAACACCCCAAAGCATGAAACACTTTCAGAAGCTAAAAAAAGAGATATTGAAAAGCACATCAAAGAAATTGAAAAGATGGGTGAAGTAGCTGCTTGGGATCATAGAATTACCAAAGCTCAAGAAAAAATTGACGAACTTATGAATGAAATGACTATGACTGAGAGTGACCAAGTGGCTAAGTACGTTGATAAGGAAGCAGTAAAAGGACTTAAGAAAGATATTGCCTTATTAGAGAAGAAGAAAGCTCTATATGAAAAGCAAAAAGCTAGAGCAGCTAAGAGAATGAAGGATAAATCTATGATGGAAGATACCGTTCTTGAAGATAGTCCTGTATTAGAAGTAGATGCTACTAGTATGCCAACCACTGCAATGATGTTGCGGATGGCCGATAGCAATCCAGAGAAGTTCAAAGAATACGTTAAGCAAATGGATGCCGATCCTGCTTTTAAAACTCAGTTTATGAAAAAGCTAAGCCCTACTGAAAAAGAAGAGCTTACCAAGAAGATAGAAGCACATTCAAAAACTAAGACAGAATCTTGGAGTGGAATGGTTAGAGAGTTGATTACTAGAAAGAATTTAAGACTAAGATAATGGATAAGAGCTTACTTATTGAAACTATATCCTTTCAGCCAACACCTATGAAACTTTCAGAAGCTAAAGGTAGTACTGGCTTACCACTGGTAGAAGGTATTTTAGCTACCGCTCAAGTAAAAAACGGTAACGGAAGATACTACAGTAAAAAACTTTGGGATAGAGAAATCAACAAGTACATGGATTCTGTTAAACAAAATAGAGCGGTTGGTGAGTTAGATCACCCCGAATCTACAGTTATTAACTTAAAAAATGTATGTCATAACATTAAAGATATTTGGTGGGATGGCGATAACATTATGGGCAAGATTGAAATCTTACCTACACCCTCTGGAAATATCTTACAAGCCCTTATTAACTCCGGTATCACCGTTGGTGTATCATCTAGAGGAATGGGCTCAGTTAAACAAATGGGAGAAACATTAGAAGTTCAAGATGATTTTGATCTACTTTGCTGGGATTTTGTATCCACTCCATCTAATCCAGGATCTTGGATGATGCCTTTGTATGAAAGTTTAGATAAAACATTAAAAGATTACAATAAAGCTAATGAAATCATAAGAGAGATCTTATGTGCTCATGGTAGCTGTCCAATATTTTAACCCCTCTCGGGATAGTATCCCTTGATTGACCCTCCCTTAAAAAAGGAGGGTTTCTTATTTTTTGGTAAAAGTAAGTATATTTATATTTGTATGTGCTACGATTAATGTGGTACCAAAACGCTCTACAAAATAATTATTACGCTCTCATTAATAAGCGTATTTCCAAAAAAAAACTATTATTAGGAAAATGACAAACAGAGACTTGTTAAAAGAGGCTATTGCTGATGCAAAAGCTGTAAAGGAAGTCGCTATCACTAATGCAAAAGCTGCATTAGAGGAGGCTTTCACACCACATCTAAAAGAAATGTTCGAAAGAAAAATGATGAACATGGAAGAAGACGAAGACGAAATGAAAAACGAAGCTGAAGACGCTGAATTGACCGAAAACGAACTTGAAGAGCTTTTAAAAGAGCTTGAAGAGATCGAAGAGCCTGTAATGGAAGCTGAAGAAGAAACCGAAGAGGGAGAATCTGAAGAAGAAGAAGGCGAAGAAAAGGACGAAGAAGGCAAAAAAGAAGAAAAGGATGAAGTTGAAATCGATCTTGAAGACATGACTGAAGAGGACTTGAAGAAATTCATTGAAGAAGTGGTAGACGAAATGATCGAAGCTGGTGAATTAGAAGCCGGCCACGAAGGTATGGAAGACGAAGCTGGTGCTATGGAAGAGCCTGAAGAAGGCCCTGAAGAAATGCCTGCAGGAGACGAAATGCCAACTATGGAAGAAGCTAAGGGAGACCATGAAGAAAAAGAAACTGAAAAGATGAGACACATGGAAGAAGAATTAGCTGAAGCTATTGACACTATCAACACACTGAAGTCAGAATTGAATGAGATCAACTTATTAAATTCTAAACTTCTTTACACTAACAAAATTTTCAAGGCTAAAAACCTTACCGAAACTCAAAAAGTTAAAGTATTAACTGCTTTTGACAAAGCTGAGTCAGTAAAAGAAGTTAAGTTAGTATTCGAAACTCTAAATGAAGGCTTGGAAAAAGTCGCTAAGAAAGAGTTGGTAAGAGAAAGCAAAGGTTTTGCTTCAAAAACAATCGGATCTTCACCAAAACAGCCTGTGGTAGAAGTAAATCCGATATTCGAAAGAATGAAAAAACTTGCAGGCTTATAAAAAATAAAAATACTACACATTAATACAATGTCTAACGTACAACAATTACTCGAATCTGCTAACCCCTGGCAGAGTTTGCAATCTGACGCTGCCAGATTGTCAAAGAAATGGGGCGCTACCGGCCTTTTAGAAGGTATGGGCGGCGAAACTGAAAAGAACAACATGTCAATGATCCTTGAGAACCAAGCCAAGCAATTGGTTATTGAGCAATCTCAAACTGGAACTGGTGCTAGCTTTACAACTGGTACAGGTGAACAGTGGGCTGGTATCGCTCTTCCTTTGGTAAGAAAGGTATTTGGTCAGATCGCTGCTAAAGAATTCGTTTCAGTTCAGCCTATGAACCTTCCTTCAGGTCTAGTATTCTTCTTGGATTTCCAATACGGTACCACTAAGAATCCTTTCACTTCAGGTGACTCTATGTATGGTGCTTCTTCTGCTAACTTCGGTAACACCTCAAACGGTGGTCTATACGGAGCTGGTCGTTTCACCTACTCTACTAACCAATTCTCTTCTTCTGTAAGTTCTTCTGCTGCTAACTACGCTATCGCATCTGCTTCTTTTGCAGACGTTAACTTTAGCTCAGAATACTCTGCTTCTGTAGCCGGCGGTAGAATCCAGAAAGTAACTATCCCTACTGCTTCTATCTCTTCTGATTTAGATCCTTTAGCAGTTAGAGGTTTCGTAGCTAGCTCTGGCTCCTACACTGTTTCTACTTTGTTACAAGAGTTCACTACATTGAGCGGTAACGTAATCAACTTCTTCTTCACTGGTTCAGGTGCTAGCTACATTGCTGCTGCTACTTGGTTGGTAGAATACAACAAGTTGACTAAAGACAATGCAAGAGGCGACTTCGAAGCTGGTGCTTCTTACGCTGTTCCTAACGCTGAGTCTGCTTCTGAAATCGTTATCCCTCAGATCAACGTTCAGATGAGATCTGAAGCCATCGTTGCTAAAACCAAGAAATTGAAAGCACAATGGACTCCTGAATTCGCTCAAGATTTGAACGCTTACCATTCTTTGGATGCTGAAGCTGAATTGACTGCTGTTATGTCTGAGTACATTTCTTTGGAAATCGACTTAGAAATCTTAGATATGTTGATCGAATCAGCTGCTGCTGGTACCGAGTACTGGACTGCATTAAACAACGGTGTTTACAACGCTGCTAATGCTAACGGATTTGATTTCCCTTCAACTACTTCACAGACTGGCTTCTACAACACTCAAGGTCAATGGTTCCAAACTTTAGGAACTAAGATGCAGAAATTGTCTAACATCATCCACCAGAGAACTTTGCGTGGCGGTGCTAACTTCTGCGTTGTATCTCCAACAGTTGCTACTATCTTGGAAAGTATCCCAGGCTTCGCTTCTACTTCTAACGGTGACGTTACTGTAGCTAGCTATGCTTTCGGTGTACAGAAGATGGGTCAAATCAACAACAGATACACCATCTACAAGAACCCTTACATGAAGGAAAACACCATCTTGATGGGCTTCAAAGGTTCTCAGTTCTTGGAAACTGGTGCGGTATTCGCTCCTTACATTCCATTGATCATGACTCCTTTGGTGTACGATCCTGATACCTTCGTACCAAGAAAAGGTCTTTTGACTAGATATGCTAAGAAGATGG